GATGGGTGAGCACCAATACCCACCCCTAGGCTTATTGATGCACTCACTGTTCTTGGGCTTTGGGAACCGAGCGGGGTCGAAAGAAGCCGACCCATAATGAACGACGTGCACTGTTGTCAACATAACCGCGCCTCCTGTTAGGCCCCCAAGGGGCCACCTCGAAAAAACTTTTTTAGAAAGCAATCCCCCATTTCGATTTTCCCCTAAAATTACTAATTTGCGATTTCAGCCGTATATTTGCAATCTCACCCTAATCTTAGTTATTGCAATCTGACCCAGATTTTGTTATAATGTAGCTGGCCCAAGCCAGGGAGGACCCCATATGAACTCCGGACAGCGCTTAGCGGGATTTTGTTTCGGGCTCGCCTGCATTACTATCGCTCAGGTACTCGGTAAAATGACGCCTGAGTTTCTGGGTGTCGTTGGGCCATCCATTGTGGGGTGGATCACCCTTAAGACTGTCGAGAATCGGCAGTACATGAAGAAGTCCATAGTCCCGGCCTCTCTATTCTCCACGCCGACTCCCTCTAATGAGGTTCCGAAGTGACCGAATCTATGTACGGTAACAACGTAATTTCTTTAGACGGTAGGTCCATGGCACTGGAGGTGTCGAAGCACCTCTCTGCTAGTGACTTCGTTCGACTGGAATTGCAGCGATTGGCTGATACTACGGGGTCGCACGAGTTAGACGACCGCACTTCGCGTTCGCTCATTAAGTTCCAGTCCAGGCTCATGATTAACAAGCTCTTCGAGAAGAGCCACATGGCTCTGGAGAAGCTATCCGACGAAGTCGTGAGCAGCATGTCACCTCGTGACCTCACGTCGACCATTGTGGGACTCATTGGACGCATCTCTACATTAACTGAATCTATTACAAAATTAGAGCAGTTAGAGGCTTCCGAGGAACCCGAGTGGATTCGGACACTTCGCGGGCTACCACGTGACGAGATGCTGGAAAGATTGCGTGAGTCGTTCGCTACTCTTTTCGGTACGTTATTCACTGACGAAGAGCGGGAACGGTTATTCCAGGACATAGGACGTCAGAAGACGGATTCCGAGTTTGGATTAACTGGTGAGGAACATGAGTCAGCTGAACGAGACGCTGGCGATGCTTCGCGTAGCGAATCAGTTGGATCGTCTCGGTGGCATGCGCGAGAGGGATCCACTGGCATTCTACCGACCGCATCAAAAGCAGGTTGATTTTCATCGAAGTCTAGCTGCGTACCGCGCTATTATGGGTGGTAATCGCAGTGGAAAGACTGAGATGGGTATCGTAGAGGATCTCTGGATCGCTACGGGACTACACCCTTACGTACGACCTCCTATTCCTAATCGTGGACGCATCGGAGTGACTGATTTCAAGGTCATGGAGCAGGTCACGTGGCCTAAGATTGAAAAATGGCTCCCTAAACGTATGATCAAGGATGTTATTAAAGGTTATAAAGGCGCGGTCACCGGGGTACGCCTCTTTAATGACTCCTTCTTTGATATCATGTCTTACGAGCAGCCACCGATGAAGTGGGAATCCGTAGATCTTGATTGGATTCACTTCGACGAACCGCCTCCTTATGAGACATTCAAGGCTTCTCGGGCACGTTTGATTGATAGAGACGGAAGAATGTGGTTTACACTTACTCCACTCGAAGAACCATGGTTATTCGACGAGATCTGGGAGAAGTGTAGCGAGGGGACGCGCTATTGGGGCATTGCGGTGGACATGCGAGATAATCCATACCTCAGTCGTACTGCAGTTGAGCATTATATTTCCGAGGTTTCTAGCGATGACTATGAAGCTCGCGTACTCGGAAAGTTCCGGCACTTGACTGGGCGCGTCCTCAAAGACTTTACTGACCAGTATCCATATATTATGGGGAAAGATCAGATTGCGATTCAGAAGACTTGGCCGCGATTAATGGTACTTGACCCACATGAGAAGACGCCGTGGTGCACGCAATGGTACGCATGGGATGAGAAAACTGATACAATATTTCGTATTGACGAGTTACGATTTGATCCAGCAAGGAGCATCGAAGAGTACGGAGAAGCAGTACGAAATGTAGAGAGATATCACAATGCGTACGTACCTGCCCACGGAAGAATCGTCGATACCTACGCGGCCAAGCCTTTATACAACTCTGGAGGATCTTCTCTGGTTGACGAATTACGCGCTATCGCCGGGCTCGATTTTCGAGTTGCTGATAAAACTGATCAAGGAAAGCGACTCTGGGATCTGATTTATAGATATCGTATTAATCCTGCTACGCGACTTCCTAGATTGGTTACACTCGAACACTGCACGGCTGCACGTAAAGAAATTACACAGTACGTCTGGGATAAGCATCGTACTAAAGCAGGGCAGTGGTCGGAAGATAAACAGAACCCGGTAAAGAAGAATGATCACGCGTTATCATGTGATATGTACATGGCTGCTGAATGGCCTTCGGTTTATAATCACGCTGATCCCATTAATATCTTTAAGCAGTATGAACCTGCTAGTGATGACTTTGTATTTGAGGATGGGCTTCCCATTAATTTTGAGGATGCTGTACGACTCGTTAATTCTGCGGGACGTAGAAGTCGCGCCAGACGCGTAGGTGGATTCTTAGAAAGGGGCTGAGATGGACATCAGTTTTGATGAGAAAGAGATCGTCTCCACTCTTATGAATTACGCAGAGATTCCAGCATTGAATCTTAAACTCAGGGCGTTGAAAGGGATTGATTGGAATCCGTTTGATGAAGATGGAGATAAGTACGTAGGAATTTTTGGTGAGCTTCATCATAATTACGACCTTATTTGGGATGCTGCTAAGGCCTTTGTGAACACTGCTGAGCGTATGGTAGTCGGTGGTGTGTCTCTTACAAATGTACAGAAACATAAGGTTGTATGTGACGCATTAGATCGTGCTATTCGTGTTCCATTCTTCTTAGAACCGTTTGACGATATCTTGATTGGTGTCGTAGTAACTGGTGCGGTTAAGTGGTTTAATTCATTAGGATGGGGTACGATGGCTGAAGATAAGATTGTGTTGACTCCTAATGCTTAACGAGCGGAAAGAGTTTACTGACGAGCTCCATAATCGCATCGTAATGATGATCGATGCAGACGTGTCTCGTATAGTTTCTGACCGATCAGGGTGGATGGGTACGTTATCAGATATCTATGATAATTACATGGGTGTTCCAGATAGTTCAAGAGCCCTTCCGTGGGAGAATGCTAGTAATATTCACGTGCCTATGACGATGATCGCATCAGAGACGACTCACCCACGTATTTTAAGCGGTTTAATTGGAATTGATGAGATTGTAACGTATATTCCAGGTAGCGCTAAAACGGTTGATTTGTGTCGTGATACTAGTGGGGTTATGAACTGGGCATTCCGTACCCCTACTCAAATCAACGGATTACCGATATTAGATAAAATTACTCATAAATCAGAGCTGTATGGTAAGGCGATCTCTAAGCTGGTATGGGAGCACCGGGAGCGAGAGACTTGTAAACTATACACACGACCAAGATATTCGGAAGGGACTCCGGCTATCCTGCGTTTACTGTCTAAACTTGGCCCCAAGATCGCCAAATCGGTCAAACCACAGCAATTGGAGGTCCCTTACCAACAGCATATCTCTCAGTTGATTGGCCCTACAATTGTACGATTTTATCCGCTAGAAAATAAATTTGATCGTACAGTAGTGCGATTCAGGCATTTAATTGATGACGAGTTACGAGAGGGATACGCTGAGATCCCTGTGCCCGGTCCCTTAGATTTGGATATCGATATATTTCTTTACGCAGATACTGTGATTAAAGATGCACCTACTATTACTAATGTTCCATTAGCGGATTTCTTGTGCCCAGTAGACGCTGGGGATTTACAGGATACTAAGTGTAATATTCATCGTTACTGGTTGACATTAGACGATTTGAGTTTAATGCGAGATAAGGGACTCGCCTACTTTGATGAAGATCTGTGGGACCGTTTGGTCAAAGATGATGGACGATCTCAAACTCAAGGAGATTCAACTGGGGGCGAGTCACGTCCTAAATCGCGGGCTGCTATGGAGGAAGACGGGGTACGCAGTCAGCAGGCGCGGATTTTCAATGATAGTCCCGTATCTGATGTGCAGCAGGGATTCGAAGTGTTAGAGTGCTTTTATACATTCAGAATGCCTGGGCAAGCTAATCCCGTTGAGTGGGTATTTTATGATTTGCCCAGTTATTCATGGATATTCCGTGCGATACGTATGGAAGTATTGTGCCCACATAATCGTCGCCCATTCACGTCGTGGGACTTTATGTACCCTGACGATGATGACGCGTATTGTTCAATTGGACTAGGGCATATTACTATGGATTTGCAGGCTATTATTAATGATATTTTTAATGATCAAATGGATCGAGATGCATTAATCAATATGCCATTTGGATTTTATAAGCCAACGTCACAGTCCGTTAAGGATTTAATTAAGATCGCACCTGGAGTTTTCATTCCATCGTCTAATCCGCAGGACTTTGTGATCCCTACGTGGAATCGTCCTCCTGCGGCAGATACTCCGTATATTCAGATGATTCTACAATTTATGGAACGTCTAACAAGTGCATCCAATTATTTCCAGGGAGGCGCCCCAAGTACTCCTAATGCTCCGAGAACGTTTGGAGCTACCGCAGCTATTTTACAGGAAGGGCAGATTAATTACGACCTTCATATCAAACGATATCAGGGTTCATTAATTGAAACATTTGAAATAGCTAAGAATCTTTACGCACACTTTAAACGCGGTAAGATTGAATTTATGGCTCCAGGAGCCAGTACGCTATCTACTATTGACGTAGATACACTACGTGAAAATTACGGAGTATTGGCTAGGAGCAATGCGCAGAATACTAATAGGGCTATACAGCAGCAGTTTAACGCTATTTTATTCCAGAGTCTTATACAGTCTCCGTTGTTCATGACTGACATTACAGCCATGTATAACCTCACCCGGCGGTTTGCACTCGCGCATGACTACCTTGAATTTGATAGGGATGTTCCACGTCCTGCTCAGGCAATGTCTCATGCTCCAATGGACCAGATCGAAGAAATTGAATACATCAGGTTTGGTACTAATATTGTACCATTACCTATGGATAATCATGAGGAGCACGTACAGGTTATCACTCAGTATATGAAAGGTGAGTTAGGATTAGAACTTCCTCCGGAAGCTATTCCAGTATTAATTGGTCATTTAACTATGCATCAGCAGATGATGGCTATGATGCAACGTGCTCAGATGGTATCTGGTCAGGGTGGAGCTACTAACCCGTCGATGGGAGGACCCGGTGGAGTCGGATCGCCAAATTCAGAGCAGCAAATTCCTGGAGGATCCCCGTCAGCCGGTGCTCAGGCTGTCGGTAATGGAAATGCAAATGTTAGTGGAGGCGTGCCAGCACCATAAAATAACTATATTTTTGACTGCATGTTTAGATCGATTTAAAGATACAGCATGTGAGGCGTTGATTGATGACGTACAAGATTCTGAGGATATATATTATCAGCGTGGAATTCTCAGAAATGTACGAGATATGCGCGATCTAGTTACAATGATCGACACCTACAAAGTATCAGATACAGATTTCACTGCTCTGATGAACTTTGGTGTTATCGTAAAGGGGTCAGATAATGGCTAAGCCGTTAAGTATTTTAGGTGGGGATAGAGAACCAGGGGTTAAGGATCTACGTGATGCCGTAGCATCTCCAGTCACTAAATTTGATTTAGAAGATCAGGATTCGACGGATGATTCTGATTCCGATCCTGAAAATGGTCCGGATCTTGAGCCTGAAGATGATGAAGAATCAGCTGATTTTGGTGGATTTAGTCCTAAGACTAAAGATACTGATGACCCTATTTTGAGCGAAGTTCGCGCGTTACGCGAAGAGCTAGCGCAGTTGCGCAGCGCGCAGACGAAGCCCTCTAATGAGTTGTCGCAGGAGCAGTTTGAAGAACTTTCTAAGAAAGATCCGCGCGCTGCATTAACGTTATTAGTAGCAGATGTGATGCAAAATATGAAACCTGGCAGCGGGAGTACTGCTGAAGTTGCAGCGCAGATTACTAAGGATATGTCACGAAAGCAGATGGTTAATGAGTTTCGTAAGTTAATTCAGAGTAAATATAGTCCCAAGGAAAATACTAAATTAGCAGCTGTAGCGTTGAAGCTTTATGAACAGCGTGGCTTTGATGTGAGTGCTGATCCTGCTGCGGAATATGTTGCATTTACATTGGCAGCAGAGCGTTATCCTGATCTAGTTCCTCAGCAGACTCAGCGTGGGAAATCCTCGCGTGCTAGTGATACTCAGCCTAGTAGGGGTAGTGGACGTGGTGGGTCCCTATCATTAGACGGGGATTTAAAGCGATTGGCAGATAGATGGGGAGTTAATACTAAAGATCCTAAGGCAATTAAACGATTGGTAACTCTGCGTAGTCATTATGATTCACGTCGTATTGATAACGGAAGGGGTAAATAATGGTACAGCCGTTACATATTACTAGTACGACGCGTGATCTTATTAATGCGCAGGGTGAGATCACAATGGAAGAACTTAATCAATTACGAAACATAGTAGTTAAAGATTCAGACTATGTTGAACCTTATGATGTATTATTGATTAATGATACTAAGAAATTTCCTGAATTACGTGATTTTGCATTCGCCTGGTTGTCTCCAGATGGTAGACGTAAAAGTGGTCACGGTATGGGCCATTGGCGTTGGGTTAATGGAGAACTCGCACGTCTTGTTAGAGCGTCTGGGATAGCTAGGGAGGCTATTGGTGGAGATAGTATCACTAGTGTTATTCAGAATGGCGACTTGATTTTAGCATTTATGCCTAAAAAGTTGCATGAAGCGCGTGAGCATTACATGCAGAAAAAGAATAGTGAAGCATTACAGTTAGTTAAACGGCAAGATATTGGCCAGGGTCCGGTGGGATCTCATCAGACTCAGAAATCTGAGACGAGGATTCATCAGACCTATGAAGGCCATACTTTTAAGGAGGAATGATGGCCAATCCACAGTGGTTTACTGGATTAGTTCCTAGAACTGGTACTGGATCTACTGCGCGAGTTAGTTGGTATCGTGCAGCTGCTTATGCATATTCTATGGGTATTGGGCAGCCGATGATTATTAATACTGCCGGTTATGTGACACCGAATACATTAACGCATACCGGTGATCAGATTGCATTAGCAAATAATATCGGTGCGTTGGCGGGTTATTATCCGACCAGTACTGCGGCTGGTATTTGGGTGCCTATTTGGGACGATCCTAATCAGGAATTTAGTATTCGTAGTAATGTTGCTGCGGATGATACGTTAGCTGAAATCATGCATTATATTGGTTGTCGCGCATTTGTTGAGCCTGGTGCGGGGAGTTCGGCGGATATTGATTCAGTTACAGGATTTTTTAAGGGATATATTTATGCGGTGCCTGCGCCAACTACAGCAGGTATGATTACTATTACTGGAGTTGATCGTGGTATTGACGGAGAAGATACTGCGTATCATAAATTTACTGTGCAGTATACTCGTTCGGGTCATGTTAAGGGTAGTGGAACAACCGGTGTGGCTTAAGGAGGTGACGTACAATGTCTATGATGCTTCGTAATCAGTTTACTGAGCGATTTTTTAATCGCGTTCCTCTAGTTGATTATACTATCTGGGATACGTACGATCAGTATCCAGAAGAATATTCTCAGTTTTTTAATATGAAGAAAAGTTCTCGTGAGGGTGAAAATGTTCTTGGAATGACTGGACTTGGTTATTTAGTTGAAAAGGGTGAAGATGAATTAGTGCAGTATGATCGTATTTTCCAGGGTCCGAAGTCTCAGTATATTCATACTGAGTATGCGCTTGCTGTGAGTACGTCACAGACGGCTATGGAAGATGATCTTGATGGCATTCTTAAGATGGGTGCGCAGGCGCTGGGACGTTCTGCGCGTTACACGCCCGAGTTAGTAGCGGCAGCTATTATTAATAATGGTAAGACCGCGTCTGCTGGATTAGCTGCGGATAAGTTTGTTGCGGCACGTAGTGAGGCATTATTCTCTGCATCACATGCGATGACTAATGGTGGTACCTATAGTAATTTGGGAACTGCTGATTTTAGTATCACTTCATTACGTGCGGCGTTAAATAATATCGCGCGTATTCCTGATGAGCGGGGTAAATTAGTTCGGTTTACTCCTAGCGTTATTTTCGCTGCGCCTGAGATGCAGTATGTAATGGAAGAGTTACTCAACTCTGCTGGTAAATCTGGCACGGCAGATAATGATCTCAATGCGTTTAAAACATTGTTTAACTTAACTGCAGGTCAGTGGCACTATTTAACAGATCTCGACGCATGGTATATGCAGTGCGCAGGTCATGAAATGAATTTCTACTGGCGTGTTCCGTTCGCTACCGATCATGATACTGATTTTGATACGGGTGGTTCCAAGACTAAGATTCGTGGTCGTTTCTCCTGTGGATATTCAGCCTGGCGTGGGATGTACGCCAGCACTCCTTAAGGAGGAATTATGCTGACTAATTTAACTCATTTTAAGGGTGTGACGGGTGATTTTTTACCGGCAATTAATTTTACTAGTATTGCGTATGCTGATACTGCATTAGCATCCGCTGATGGAGATTTAACATGTTTAAATTCTAATTCACCGACATCTGCTGGTACTACACTATCAACGTACGTAGCAGAATTTGATATGTTACTAGTAGCGATGGAATTTAAGATGAGTGCAGGAGGTGGTACTGGTACGGGAGTGTTGAATATTACGGGAAATATTCTTGGTACGTGTAATTTAGGTACTTTTCCATCGCTTGCAACTAACACCGCTGGTGCGATTGCATGGAGTCCTTATGTAACGCAGGTTGGTAGTAGTTTGTGGCGTAAGATTAGTATGTCTGATTACATGGCTGTTCCTTCAGTAGGTAGAACGCATAAAACAGCATTTATTCCCAAGGGCACGACGTTAATTGACACATTGGCGGTAGAAGTAACTATGTCACCCGGTACTTATTCAGTCTCTAATAAAACTTTGGGTGTGAAATTATATTTTAAGAATGTTCATGGTCAGGGTTACTCGGTTAGTAATTTTACTGTGTAACTGGGGCGGGTTAGGGGGCAGTTTTAACTGCCCCCCTCCCTTTGATAAGGAGGCGTCGTGCGTAGATACGTATTCATGGCATCACTTATGCTTTCGATAGTTGCCTACGCAAGTGATTACGGAACACGAATTATTCCGCGTGGTATAGCTAGTGTAGGATATCGATTAACCACTATCGGTAGCGATTATAGACCGACTAATGTTGACGTATTAGCGCTAGAAGCAGATGCAAGCATTACTTTTTATCGTGTACGTTACGGCGTCGTTCAGAAGGTCATCCCTAATACGTCAGTATATAGCGGATCTTCTGCATCATTTTCATTACGTGAGAGTGTGCCACGCGCATTTAATTTTAGTAGTTCCGTTGATTCTGTGTACGTAGTGCGTGCAGATACTACCGCGGTAGATCTGACATGGTGGTAAAAAATCGAGTTGAACTATTTCTTGCATTATTTAGCACGTTAGTTTTAGTTGGTTCATCGACTTATCGTAATCCTGTTCCTGGTACGTATATGGGATCTAGTAAAAATTCTTATCCGTTAGCGAACAAACCGTCTTTTAGTGCTCCTGTATTTGACTCTACTGCAGTAGTCGCGCAGATAGGTACCCCAGTATGGGCGGATATAGCTGAGACGATTCATTTTCTTACTCCGATTATAGTTACTAATGGAACTAATTATGATTATTATTACCGATATCACACACTAACGAGTACGTGGGATACGGATAATCTATGGGCTGCGTGGGTGCATGATAGTGCCGAAATTACAGTTGGTGATAGTATATTATTTAGTTCAACCACGGTAACTGCGCGTAGTGCTCGTGAGTGGGCAGTCGCGGGACTAGATGGATACCAAAGTATGGTGCAGATAAATGACAGTCATTTTTACTACTCTCCATGGTTGGTAGCTCCCGCGTATGTACACCCTGATACGTCTGGTCCCGCTAGTTTGATTGGGGACGTACAGTATACGTACGCATGCGGTGATTATCTATCCGCGACTATAGATACAGTTAATGTTTCGTGTACCTATCCATGTTATACTGATGGTGATATGGTCTACATTAAATATCGATGGGAGTGCATTGCAGGTTCAAACATAGGCTACACAGATTCTACTGAGTATGAATTACAACCACTAATCTATGAGGAAGAGTATTTACGTACATTTGTAATCACTGCGAATACATGTGTGAATATTTGCATGGATTGTACAGAACTTGAAATGTATATTAAAATTAAGACTAGGGATCGTTATACACCACTTGAGGCGGTGGAATCATTATGGATATCTTTCGCAGAATTTCAGTTGCCATGTGGAAATTAGTACTACTGTTTACCTGCGGCCTAGTAGCGGGGCATACGTACCCTATCGCCGCCTGGACACAGTCACCCAATGCGATTTCCATCACTCCTAATGATTTTTGGTTCAATAATAGCCTCGGAGATACGTTAGGTAATACCATGGTAGATCCGTATCATTTATCTCAGTGGTACCTATTAGATGATTGCTTAAACCTGCCGCGTGCGTGGTCTATTACTACAGGGGACTCAAGTGTTGTCATTGTTAGTAAAGATATTGATATCCAAGTGCCTCATCCAGATATGAACTTACGTGCACTTCCTGCGCTAGCTGAGCGAAATGGTACTTCTGGTGTCGATGACGATCATGATGGACATATCGATAACGCTTATCTAGCGACAGGAAATCGACTAGATAGTGATATTTACTCTTATCCACCATGGGTAAGTACACGTCCCGGATTTGTAGCTGGGAATTCATCGGGTCGTCACGGAACATTCTGCTTGGGACAAGTAGTTGCAGGAACTAACAATGGTACGCACATTGCAGGGATCGATTGGAAATGCAAATACTCTCCGATGGATCATACGGCTATGACCGGGTACACAGCATATTCTGTGGTAAATTGGGTCCGGTATCTTAAGTATGATTTAGGTCAGGATGTTCGCGTAGTTTCTGCGTCATATACGAACGCGTTTACTGCACATACTACGCACCTACTAATTGAAATGGGCGTACTTCCTATCACGGGTGCAGGCAACAATAATAGTTCAGACGTACTACAAAGCTATACTAGTGATAGTTTAGTCGTTGTCGGCGCAGTCAATATAAATTCACTACGTACGATAGCTGGCGGATCTTCATATGGACCTAATATTGATTGCGTAGGGTATAGTGCAGAATATAATAACTTCTATCGTTGGACTGATTTTAGTGATATCCCGGATCATTCTGCTTCGTGGCGTGCGCATCCGTATAATCCAGGAAAAACAGGTGCGGATAAGGTAGCTGCATTTTCAGCATTACGTGCTGATCCACGATCTCCAATTACACTGTACTCGTATTGGATGCAGGATGACGGTATTGGTGCAACTCAATTTTGGGATATAGAGAGTACAGTATGGCGTGCAATTGCATTTATCGGTGCTAATAATCGACCTCCTTACGGCACGTATAATACGCTTGTAGATGGGGTATCATTCCAGACCGTATTGACGTCAGGTGCTACTTCACAAGCAACTGGAATAGCTACTTTAATTGTAGCCCATAATAAGTCTAATGAAACTCCTATCACGGCGTTAGGATTACGCGCAGCGTTATTACGTGGATGTGTAAATGTAGATAGATTCAATAGTCTTGCTTCTGGTGGTTATAATCGATGCTGTTCAGATGGTACGGTAGCGACGTGTACAACTGGTGTAGGTGGGACGTACGTTCCTGATGACGACTGCGATTTAAAATTAGGTGCAGGACGTCTAGATGCGTATCGATCCTTAACTCTCTGGGGACGTGTAGCACAGGATACTACATTTCAGGGTGATGTTTATGTTTCAGGTGATGTGTTATTTACTAATGATGCCGTGATCACGATTAAAGCAGGTACAAAATTTCATATCATGCCTGAAGATATTACTGACACAGATCCGTGGCAGTCATTAATCCAGTACGATCCCGATAGAACGATAGATGATACATGCGCGATGACGGATCAAATGTCTGGAGAAGAGGGTAAAATTGAAATCGTAATCGGAGAAGCAACTGTGCGGTACCAAGGTACTGGGTATGATCCGATCTATTTTCAATCTTATTGTACCGCACCTACTAATGACGACTGGTGTAGACTACGCGTAAGTAATGATGCAATCATTACTGGATATGATACAGATAGTGTCCGCGTGTTAAATGCATCTTATGACGTTGTCACGGATCCCCCACCTGAGTAGGATGTACGCATGGCAAATGGAATGTCACCTGAAGAAGTCATCGCAGCAGATGAGCCCATTTTTAGGACATATGTAGTGATGAAATTGCAGGCAATATCGCAAACTAATCGATGGACCGAGATCGTGGCTAAGTCATTACTACAGGCGGCGATCACTGGACTAGTCGCTGTCGGTTTAACGTTACTTACGCTCCATTTAAAGAGGTAATATAATGGCGGAGATGAGGTGGAGTTTATTAGAGCTTGCGCAACGCATTAGTCGTAAAATGGGACTTCCACGTCCTATATCACTTAGTGCAGCAGAGCGCGCTACGGATCGTACGTTTGATGACATGGTCGATACTATTGATGAGGTCGTATCGAATCTTATGATCCGGATGTGGCCTGAAGAAATTATTAAAGACGCATTAATAATGACAGAGGCTCCGCGTGTGCTGACCGGATTTAGTACGGCCAACAATAGTCCGTCATTTACTGCTTTGGTAAGTCCACCATTTCTTACAACTGATGCTGGAAATGGTACAACAACATTAGGCCGAAAAATTATTACTAATTCATACGATTATCCATATTTAATTATTACTAGTAGTTCTCCGGCGGGGATCACCATAGAAAATGCATATGGGGGAGAAACTGTAGGTCTTCAAGGTGAAACTGGAAATATATTCCAAGATACATATTTATTACCAGATGATTTCGCTAGGCCCGTGACTGATATGAGTAAATTTATTAATAATGGTGTTGTCTCGCTCGTGAGTCCCGAGACTTTTGAGTCACGTAAACGTAATCGTAGTACTCGTTATTACGTGGGTGCCCCTAGTTGTGCAACATTGATTGTTGACTCTATTTTAGGTAAGCGTTGTTTATGCATTGATCCTATCCCTGATAATATTTATCCACTTAAAATTAAATATTATCGTGCACTGATTTCGATGGGTAGTCAGTTACGTGCAACATCCCCCGTAGCAGCTACCGCATTATTTACGCCTATTCCAGCGGATAAGCAGAGTATTATTATCGATGCAGCAATTCGCGAATTTTATGCGTATCAAAATCAGGATCCGCGATTCCAAACTGCAGATATGGACATGCGTGAAAAGATGCTTATCATGAATTCTCAAGATGGTACACGAGGTGCACTGCGGTTCGTTCCTACTAAATCGAAAAGTGGGCGTCATTTACATAGTAGTGGAACATCTATTCAACGGTTAGCGAATAAGTATGATCTTAAAGACTATTGGGATAAGAACTGATGGCTGATAATAAAGAATATGTAGTACCTCAGTTCCCCATGCGGGGTGGGGTAGATCAGTCTCAACATCCAGTACGATCGGATCCAGGTACGTATCGGTCACTACAGAATATGCATATAAAATCTGATCAGCGTATCGTAATTCGTGGTGGATGCACAAGTTATTTTTATAGTTCCGGTGGGGCTGCCCATGGTGTTCTTAATACCCCGATTACTATATTAGATTACGCGCAGAGTTTAGGGATTACTGCATTTAGTGATTATCAATATGGTAATCGTAAGTGCACATGGTTTTTGCTTGATAATAATTTGTGCATGTTATCCACAGGAGGCTGGGATCAACATCTTGATACAAGCTATTTATTAACTAATTCTACTCACTGGACTGAATTTGGTGAATACGTAATATTTGCTGACAGGACTACTGTACGATCGCTAGCTAAGTGGAATGGAACATTAGATGCACCAGAAAAACTTACTGGAGCACCTAGAGCGTCGTGCTTATCTACTCATTATGATCGTTTACTAGCTGCAGGCAATCCAGATGCTCCAGACGAGTGGTATGCTTCAAATGTTGGGAATCCGGATGACTGGGAATCTGCGGCCGACGATGCAGATAGTATTGATGCGGGAGGATTTACTGGAATACTTCCGGGACGGCGTACTATTGTATCTATCTCACCGTCTCATTACGACGGTTTTTATATCGGAGCAGTTAATTCGTTGCATCAAATTCGAGGACGTAGTCCATCTGAATATCAATATCGTTTAATTTCTGGTGGCATCGGTAATATCGGTCATCGTACATTTATTTCGGTAGGAAATGATATTTTAGGTTGGAACGACATTGGTTGTTATTCAATGATAGATACTGATCGTGCTGGTGGTATCGTGTCATCGTTAATCAGTAAGCAGATTCAAGATATTTTCAGAACGAAAGTTAGTCGTGATCCAAGTCAGTTTTTTTCCGTAAATGACACTTCGAATGGGATGTACATCACATTCATGCCATCTCGTGAATCAAGTTCCATTACTTACGCATTATGTTATTATTATTTTTCGGGTCAGTGGACATGGTGGAAATTTAATCGAAAAATAGTCAGTGCTTCAATGCTTAAAGTTAATAAATCTACTCAATTAATCATCGGAGATAATTATCGTAGTGTTTATTATTTAGTTAATGGATTGCGTACTGATTTCGTTAGTAGTGCTATAGATGTATTGATTGAAACGCAGAAAATACCTATTTCAGTTACTCCATTAAACGGTGGCAATCTTAAAGCGGTAGATATTCATATTCATCCGGCGATGACTAAAACATTTAATGTTAAATTAATAGTAGATGCAGCGAATAATGCAATGCGATCAATTCATACTACTATTCCATTGAATACTAATTTAGCATCAAGACCTGCTATGACGTCAGCTGCGGGAGGATTTACACTGAACTCAACTCATGTATTAGGTAGTGATGATGACTATGATACTATATCATTAAATGCGGGAGGGTTCGGTCGTAGTGCCCAGCTAACTATTGAAAATACGGCGGCTAACTTAGGTAATTTAGAATTATTAGGTGTCCAAATGAGAGTTAATCCTTCAGGGAGTACACCATGACGCTATCTCGTGTACATGTGTGGACTACTCCACAACTGACCCCTACGGTGATCCTTCCTAATGATTTGGTGGGTTCAACGCTGGAAGCTGAATTTGCTAACATACGGAATAAATTTGGGTCAATAACTTACACTGAATTAAATAATGCGTCGCTGCTCGGTGTCGATGAATTAGTATATTATACTGAGGATACCTCGATTACTGTAGCGACTCATATCACGGCTGCCGTGGCAGCAGGTCAGCGTTTAGTATTGGGGGCCGGAATATTTAATGCTGGTATTAGTGCAGCAAAAATAGAACTCCCACGTAATTTTATACTTTCAGGTGTAGGCGCGTCACGCACATTTATTAAAGAAGATAGTGGTAGTACTACTACTACTATGTTTGAAGTGATCGATAGTGATGACCCTATACATTTTACATTCAATGATTTAACTATGCAAGTTACTGCAGCTGATTTAACGCACGATATTACTATAGTTAATATTATAGGCGGTTCAGATACTAGTATTGAATTTAACAATGTGAATTTTTCTTGCGATGGTTTTACTGGAGAACAAGCAATCAAATGTGTATATCTAGGTGATGATATCGCAGACTCACGTTGCATTAAATTTAATAATTGTTTATTTGATGGGGACGGATATAATTGGACTGGTGATGGTGCCATTACTAGTGGTACAAAAGTTCAGGATCAGTTAGTGATTACTCGGTGTATATTTAAAGGATTTAAATGTGCGGTAAAACATGGGCTGCCCGGAAGTTCTATTAGTGCGTATACATCCATTAGTGATTCGCAGTTTCATCAAACATCTATGGGTAGTGGAGTGCTTACCGATGCTTCTATCATGATCGGAGGACCTTCATTAATACATAATTGTTATTTTCTACTCGCTGCTGTAGATGTGATATCTGATAATTTTATTTCGATCAATAATTCAAGTGCGGGTTTCGCAATTATTCGTGCGTGTACATTTGAATCATATTATGATGACCTTCCTTATCGAGCGATAGATGCAATTGGAGATCGGTTATGTATTGAAAATAATAATGAAATTAGTACTGAAGGTGGTACGGGAGTTGATACCTATTTTATTCGATTTACTCCCGCGGTCAGTGCATCATTAACTACGTATAAAGATAATTATTCGATCGATCCCGCTAAACTTTACGGATATGTGTCTGCTACTCCATCGATGTATCAGTCTGTGTTCGGTAAGGCATTAGGTTATAATAAATTAGCCGGTGAATTAGTATTTTATCCCTCATCTCCACGTATCGGATCGGCTACTAATTTGCTTGCTAGTATGGTAATACGCTATACTTCTCCAGTAAATAGATTAGAATTTCGTCCTGAAATTAGTGGAACCCAATTGGGAATTTACCCATATATTTCATTAGTAGGTGCCACAAATATTGCGGACTAGAGGAGGTGCTCATGTTAAATAGAGTACATATTTTTAGTAATGATGAACTACCCACTGCCGCATTATTGAACGATGAATTTAATAATATATGCAGTAAATTTGATGCTGGTATCACCCCCGATGATCTTGAGATGAGTACAATTCCAGTATCATCTAAGTATATTAATGCAAAGTTGTACGCATCTATCTCGGGTGCGGTTGCTGCTGCTAGTGAGCTGAACTTAGATGTGTGGCTACCTGCGGGTACGTACACCAATGATTCCGTACCGATTGTAATTCCTGCTGGTATGAGTATTGAAGGTAGCAACGTTAATACTGTGATCATCGCACCTAAAGCTGATTACGCGCATCCAGCGTTTTTCGTTATTAGTGGTGGTCATGTACGATTAGCAAATTTCACCATTAATAGTCCTACTACATGGGCCACCTCAGTTGTGAATTATACTGCCATAGATATCGCTGCAGCCGATGCTTCGGAATTAAATTTAGGTATTGTAATAAAGAATGTAATAATTAATGTTGACTCACCCGTCCCTGCGGCAGTTACTAATTCATGTATCTTGATACATGATAAGGTGAATGGTGTAGAGATAGATAGTTGTACGTTAACTGCAGACGCCAGTAGTTTATTAATGTATCCCATTCAAATTCATACTGTATCAAATATACTAATAACTAATAGTAAAATTAATTATGGACGGGTATTAATTATGAGTTCACTTATAGCAGGATACGTAGGTCAAATTACAATACGTCATTGTGATTTTACTAGCGGTGCAGTTACTACATATTTTATTGATTCAAATTGCGGTGGATTAATTGAAGGATGCCGATTTTATGTCCACGCAGGCAATACTACACAATTAGCATACATACGTCAATACGGTGTTCCAAGTCAGGTATTAGAGTGGTCGAATTGCGTGTGTCAGTGTAGTGAAGCACTACATCCTCCATACGTATTTACCGGAGCTAAGTCGTCAGTACTAATCCGTAATATTGCACTGATAGGTACTGGTACGTATACTTATGTGGTGCATAGTTTTATGTCCGGTAATGACGCATTAGTATGCACACTATATAATAATACATTCTCACGCGTTTCAAACGTTGACCTTAATGTGGTGTTAGAGCCTGATCCGATGTTCACAAAATTATGGAATGGACTACGCCCACTAAGATTAGATGATGTTTATGTGTGGTTATATAATGATGGCACATATAATTATCTGTGCTTTAAGCAGGGTGCCATACCTACATCAGCTACAGATTACCATGCATATGTACAGATGGCAGGTAATACCAACGATTTAACCGACTAAGGAGGTTATGATGCCATTTAGTGGTGGTACTAACATTGGACTGAACCGGTTGGGGGTAGAAGATGAAAGAACTACTAATACATTAAATACATTATATGGTGGGGTGAATACTGATTTACAAAGTATAATGCAAGATTTACTAAAAGGTTACGCTAGTGCAGAACAGGGCGCAACTGAGAATTGGAATCGTGCAATGACTATGGGTATAAAAAGTGCTATGGGTACTATGGCTAAATCGGGCATGCGTAGTTCCGCAGGTCCGGCATACGCGGGAATATTAAATTCTAGAAATGCCAGTCAATTAATGCAGTTGCTAGTAGGAACCCGTCTTCAAATGCCTTATCAAGCGTATCAAATGAAGGCCCAGTATTATCAATTACTAAATCCACTACTCCAATATGGTATGCAAGAACGTGCGGGTAACGCATCACAAATTGGAGTTAGTGGTGGATGGGGACCGGTGAAAACGCCATGACAGCTATATCTTATGATGATGGTACGGAATATCCTAGTCCATTTGATGAAACACCGACTAATGCCACAGTAACTGTAGATGGTAAAGAAACGGATGTAGTTACTAATTCAGTACAGGGTCCTTCTGCAATGCTTATGGGTGAATTAGATGATAATATATTTGGTGGGGGCGCGCTCGATGCCAGGCCCTGGAAAAGACCCAGTTCAGTGGCCTTCACGGCCCCTCTACGCGGTGAGACGGCCTCGGCCGGGGCCACCGGGGCGGCAGCTGAGTCCGCCCCGCCTGACGGTGCTCAGGGGCCTAAACACAAGTTTTTTACATCTGAAAATATTCTAGGGCATATCCTTACTGGGGTAGGTGCAGCAGTAACTGCAGCCGCTGCTGCAGCTGGTGGGCCTATTGGTATGATGGGCGGAGCCGCTCTCATGAGGGCTGGCGGAGATATTAGTAATAAAGAAGAGGCTAATATTGAATATGGCCAGGCTGAACAGATAGCTAGTATTAAAGCTACGCAATCCAGAGGTACTGTGTATCATCCACCGATTGCTCAGATAATGGAGCAAGGTGGCATAGCCGCATGGCAAGGCCCTGGAGTATATACAAAGTGGCAGGAAGATACTCGAGAGATGATACGATCTAACCCGCCTGAATATGCTTACATGGCGCCTACCGTAGAGTTACCTTATGAAGCTCAGTTAGCGGCACGCGGTGCGAAAACGAATAATATGAAACAATCAATAGAATTTGCTAAAATGTTAAGAGACACTGGAAACCTTACAATGGCCAACGCACTATTGAAGGCGATATATGGAACTACTCAGGTCGGTGAAGTTAGATTAAAAGATCAGGCAGATTTTGTATTAGATGAGTTAGCATTACAATCTGTTCCAGAAGATTTTTTAAGTAACCTTATTAATAAAGATGTTTCATACACTGATGCCCTGAAAATGATTGATAATATACGTGAGTTAACGTTACGTGATCCCGCTGCAGGCGAGCGATTAAGTAAGGCACTAATGGACGCGCAGTCTGGAATGGCTGAGCACGTTTATGAAGATACTATCGCTAGGGAAACTGCACAGATTGATGCTGCGGAGGCCGCACGAAAAGATGATGTATTAGTTATTCCGGATCTTGTGGCCGATGAAGAAGCAAAATTAAATAAAGATCCAGCACATATAGCGCGACTAAAATCACTTAGGGTAGCATTAGGTGCTGACGACCCCGTAAAATTACATCGAGATGAAATGTCTATCAGGATTAGAGATGCATGTATGAGAAATAATTGGACACCTACTCAATTTTCTTCATTGAGTTATTGGGCTCAGATATCATATAAATTAGCAGAATTTTCTAATGGTGGTGATGATAAATTAGCTACTTCGGTACGTAATACTTATCCTGAGTGGTTGAGATACATCACAGCGTGGAACTTTAAGTATGGTTTTTCTTTGAATACAACTGATGAAAATGAATTACATATGTTACATTTACAGGGATATAATGAATATATTAATAGACAACTGGAACAGAATACTCAATCAAAGGCGCCTAAGTGATGGCTGAACCAACGAAAGATATTTATAGTTCATTAAAAGTAAGTACTAATGCACCTGTGACAGCAGATGCGCCCGTAGTTAGCTCGACACCGACAGCCGGACGTCTTCTACCCATGGATCCTGCGACACCTCCAGTTGATTGGAGGATAATTGATGGGTCTACGCAACCTTCAATGGCCACGGGACCTGTCAGTGATTTAGCTGCTCGTGATATGGGAAATGGGCTGACCCGTCCATTAGGTCCAGCAGCTAATTTTATATCCGATGTATTCACTGGTCAGCCTATCGCTGAAGGTGCTATGCGAGTCATTAGGACTACACCGTCGGCCACTGAAAAATTCTATAATTTATTTACTAATGGAGCATATCCGATTAGACGCATGTTAGGATTTGCAGAACAGGGTAAACGTTGGTTAGAAGCGCAGGGAACAAATCTTTGGAATACTATTGATGGTAAGGCATTCGATAGTGAATTACAGAGGGGGCTAGCGTTATCAGTACTAACTGACGAGATGACTCCAGATGAAGCAATTAAATTAGGAGCATTAGTATATACTGGTGGGGATGTAGATTGGACTATATTTGGGCAGGCATTACAATTACTTCGTGGAGAGATACCTAAGAATCGTACAGATGAGCAGCAGAAATTAATCACTACATTAGATCGTGGAGGATCACTAACAACGGATATTTCTGAGGATACGTGGTGGAGAACTGTAACATCTGAACAGACAATGGATTATCTTGATTCATTAGCTATCGTTGATTTTCAAGCATTATTAAGTGACGATCAAAAAACTCAGTTACCTCAGTTGGCAAAGATAGCTAAGCAGATGGACGTTTCAGTCGCGGATGTTGCACGTCTAACTACATTCCTCTTTAATGACCCGCTAGCTGCTGATACGTATGTAGATGCGGCACGAGGTATTGCACGTATCGGATCACTGAGAAATAAACTTAAATCTTTATGGGCTGCTGGCGAAGCGACTGCAGAAATGGTCGATGACGTAGTAAGAAAGAATGTAGTTCCAAAAGGTGAGTCTCCTGAAAAAGCCTATGCACGCGCAGAAAAAATGAAGCGTACAGAAGCACGCAGACAGGCACTAAGAGAGATTCATGCAGCAGAAATTGCTGATAAATCTCAAGGTGGGATACTAAAAGTATTGAATAAAGTAGCAGGACATATTGCACCTGACTTACAAGAAAGTGTACATTTATTTCGTCAATATTGGACTGAACGTAGTGCAGCGAAAATTAATTTTTATAATCATATGATGGAAACTGATCCAAAAGCTACTTTACGTAGTGCTGAAGAAAATACACGTTTAGTAGATGACTTTGCTCGTAACACGTTTCCGAATTTTGCTCAGTGGAATTCGGATATTCGATTTCGAGCAGCGTTATCGAATGCGGGTATCGTACGTACTGACTCTCCTAAGTTGGTGCGTATCTACGGCGAGTTAGCTGACGCGATTAAATTAGGAGATCAGTCGGCTATTCGTACGAAATGGCTCGAAGCAGATGCGCTTACTAAACAATTAGATCAGGCTGACAACTGGTTGAGTGATGACCCACCTATCATGGTTGCATTACATACAATGATTCAAGATTTTGAGGGTGATAAATTCTTACAACATTCATATGCTGAACTTACGGAAGATCCAACACTTATTGAATCATTAGCACGTTACTTCGCTACGCTTCCATCCCCGTCTCCTTATGATACGCGTACTGATGTGAGTGATCTTCGTCGTACTGCATTTGCTGAGGCATTAAATGCATCAGGATTAAATGAGTGGGCGGCTAATGCAGTACGAAGGGTTGATTTTGATCCAGCAGAGTTTATGAAACGTCTGCGTCGTATGCCACAAACTCCTGAGGCATTAGAAGAGTTACGGTTGGTTATGCAAAATGCACAGTTAGTACATACACGATATAGAGCCGTGTGGAGAAGATTACGTCAAGGTACTTCTGAATATCCTGGAATGTCTGCTGAAGCAGCACGCAAACGTTTAGCGGAATTAAGTGCAGATATGTCTATTGGACTTATGTCTGCGAGGGAAGGATTTCAACAGGGTACTCGATCAGTATCGGGTGCATCATCAATAGCTGATTTAGTAGATATTGATGACAATACACTATTTCGTATAAATGTAAAACGAGATCCCCGTGTACGAGATATGTTAAAAGCTGGTCGTAAGTCAGGGTACGATCCAGATAGTAAAAGTATATTACTTCATCCAGTAGATTGGTTTGTAGGGGATATGTATTTCAAGAAATTTCTTCGGAAGCAGGGACTACAGATTCGTGCTGCTGAAGTCCTTATGCATGATTGGATGCAGGAAACTAATCAAGTATTGATGCCGATACTAGAACGTATGCTTCCTCGCGCAAGGGATCGAATATTACGCACGGATGGTGGACGTAGTTCTCGTAGACAATTAATTGGTAAGATGATGTCATGGTCAGAAACGTTGACCCCATCTGAAATCATAAAATATTCATCTCCATCGGGAGTAACTTTAAATCCAGAACGTATTAAACTAATTACGTTGGAAGCTAATAAACCCAGACTAGAAAAGATTAAATTATTAACTCAAACTAGGGATCAAAATATATTATTAGAACAGATGATAAATGCAGACATCTTAAAATGGGATACTGCTCATCCATTAGATCCAGAAGCGTGGACTGGTGGTAAGTATAAAATTGGGAATAGAAAAGTCACTATTGGTAGTAGACAGGATTGGCGGCATATTATTCGTGATATGGGTCAGATCGAATCAGACATTAAAACTGAAAGTGCGCAGATAATAAATTCTCCGCAGGCGGTACGTGACTTTTATGCTGCTCAGCAGATGCCTATGACATTTAATTTACAAGCGTATTTAGTTGATCATCCTACTGCATTCGATGAAGTAGATAGTGCTGGTAACGTGATTCATCAGGAAATTACTGATGAAGATATTCAGATAGTAGGAAAATTAAACGAGTTTGTTGATAATCTCTGGTCGCAGTATTTATTAGCTCAAGTGGCACGTCGTCAACGTTTCGGGCGTGTCGATGCTAAAGCGTTGGAGTCTTCGTCGGCACCTTTTAAAGCTATGGTAGAGTCTGGACAGCCTACGTCTAGATCTCTCACGGCACTGATTGCTCAGTTAAGAAATACGACAGACTATACTCAAGCAGTAGAAGATATCCCTTATGATAGCGTGTTCTTCGATGCGCGTGGCACTAGTACAGATATTGTTGACGCATTAAAATATGCTACTAATCACGTTAATAAAGAAATTCATATGCGTGAACCACTTGATGGATTAGAAGCTATTATTATGGATGCCAAGGGACGTGGAGCTTATGACGAGGCCGCATATACACAATTACTTGCGAATCGACTTAATGGAGTACCTAATTTTATAGATGATTCAGTTCGTAGTACACGTGCCGCTAGTATTGCACACTTACCTATAAAAAATGAGTGGAAGACATGGCTACTTAAACATGCCCCGACAGGATTAGAATTATCCCAGTTACAAACACGTGCAATTTATAATGGTGCATTGATGCTGAATACTGGATTTGCATTTAAGAATTTATTTGGTACATTAAATACAGGTGCAAGATTTAATCGTGCGCGTACTATGAGTTCTCTATTTCAATTTTTTGGAGACACTAAATTACTCAGTGGTACTGATATGGCCGGTAGTGCCAATCTTACTGCGGAAGTGGCTGACTATTTTATGTCTGCGACTCCCCGTAGTAAATTATATATGAAAATAAATGGTATGACAATGGGCACGGAAACTTTTAATCGCGGCGTATCATTTATGGCTGCAATGGATAGTGAAATTGAACGTTTAGTTGATCTTAAATTACTAAAAACTGGATCAATGCAAGAGATACTCGATGCAGGACTGCTTGAACATTTTACTCAATTAGGTATGGATGGTGCATTTGAAACCCAACATATTTATGGTCCTAGTGCGACACCCCCATTTTTTGCGGGAGGCAAATTAGATCCAGGTGGGTCGAAAATATTAAATCCTCTGGGGCAATTTATTAGTTACGTCCCTAAACAAATGCATGCAGCTTGGAGAATGATCGCTGACGGTGAATATTCTTCATTTGTACGTATGGTGATGTTAACCGGATGGACTAATAGATGCTTAGAAGCTCAAGGTATTGACGGGTCAACATTTGTTGGACTCACTACAGGAGTTCCTGCGGGCGGGTCTCCAGCACTAATGGGATATCTAGAAATGATCGGGTTCTTTGCTAACGTGACTACTAATATGCCTCAGGCTAAAATTCATTTAGATAAATGGGTACGTATTATGGCGCTAACTGCTGCGGGAGCAGTTGGATTAGGTGCTGTTGAACTTACTCGATTAGCTACTGCAATTAGAAATGAAAATGCGGGTGGTAAGATGACTGCTAGCGGATCATTGGCTAATGTGCGTGGTAAGCGTGAAAAAGTTTATGATTTAATTGGAATTCCTACTATACAAACAGCTAAATCTCAGGCATTAAATGCACGTGCTCAGGCATATACAGCAGTAAAATTATCTACTATCGCAGGTGCTTCACGTGAATTATTAGATTTATTCAAGGAAGCACAGGAGAATGGATTAGAAACTGCAGACATGAAGGAGCGTAGAGATGAATTAATTTCAATGTTAACTGCTGAGCAGTGGGATCCACGACCAGCTATTAAATCTGCGAGAGAAAGAGAAGCCGTTGATCAACCTACGCGTTCATTACTTGATGGAAGATTAGACGGACTAATCGCAGTACGGAAAGAATATGGATTACTACGAGAATGGGTAAACGTTTCAGAACATTTCTTACGTAAATCAATGGGCGATGAAAAATATGTTGAATTACGTAAAGCACTCACTGGCGACACACCTTATGCAAATGACGCAGCATTCGCGCTCAGTCAAATTGATTCTACTACTCATGCTGAACGGAATAAAATGTGGGAACGTCGCGAGCCTGAACCTACTAATCCGGAGGAAGAATAATGCCCGTCCGTCGTAATCTTACCCATGGTTTAATCGGTGATCGTATTTTAGTGGATGTGGATAAAAATATTACATTCCAGCCCATGTTTGATAGAATTTTGGTGGAGCCTATTGAGACTAAAACTAAAACAGAGGGTGGAATTATTATTCCGGAGACCGCACGTATCGAAGAAACTATGGGTAAGATAGTAGCCACTGGCCGCGGTCATTTTGACGAACAGGGTAATTACATTGATTCTGAATGTCCATTCAAAGTTGGGGATACCGTTATCTTTAAGGAGTTCACTGGTACCCATATTACATTAGGACCGCAGCAGAAAAGTTATTTAATTATGTGGTACCGCGATGTACTTGGCGTCCTCAAGAAGGAGCCGATCAGTGCCCGAACTGAATAATCCTATTCCTGTTGACCAAGAGGTTACGACACCACCTTCCGCTCCTAATGAAAAAGAGTGGCGGGTACCTATGATGCCGACTACACAGGTGTCTGATCCTATCATGCCTGTTGTAGATAAATTATTAAATAACCTTGTAGTACGTGGTGGACAATGGAGTGCGTGGGGATGGTTAGATCCTATTCCAGGGTATTCTAGAGTTGAATCTGCAGTATTGGGTGGTACTGGAAGTGCATTAGCACGAAGAACTTCATGGCTCCAAGAAACTGGGATAGGTACTAGAGAAGCTTATTTATCTGAAGGACGGAAATATGCACCAGCTGACGTAGCACAAACTTATCCCATTTCGTGGGCTCCTAAAGAGCATCGTCCAGATCATTTACCCATGATGATCCCCGACTTCTTTTTACCTACTAAGCGTGGGCATAATGAACGAACAGAGTTTGCGGCGCAACTATTAGATTTTAATTCATTATTACCAGATTGGTTAAATCCATTAGGTATTGTACATGGAATTTTAGCAACTGGGGCTGGATATTTTGCTAGTCGTGCACGACGTGCGTTTTTAGATCCGCAAAATATTCCAGCTGTAGTACGTCAAAGTGAAGGTCGTAGTGTAATGTCTAATCTATATCGTGCACATATCGACGATATGAATGGACAAACACGCCCATTATTCGATTGGAATTTAGCTTCGGGTACTAACGAATGGATGGCAGAGTCATTAACGCGTAGCGCTACGGCTGCAATATACAATCGATATCACGCAGATAAAACAGTTCGTGATGCATTAATGGATAATGCTCCTAGAGAAAGCTCTCACTTAATAGGGCAATCATTAAGTGAAATGGTTGACGATCCGCGTAGATTTGGATACGCTAAATATTGGGAAAATTTACATAATGTTGGAACAGATGATGCATTACGCGCAGAACATCGACGCATTAGATATGAATACTTCGGAGCCCTTGCTCATGATGAACTAGCAATTCCATTTACAAATCCTGCTATTTATGGGCCGTCAAAATCAGTGGTAAGTGATCCTACTAGCGCGCGGGTTAGTCGGGCTGGGCGCGACCAAGTTGTCCACGCACTCACTACAAAACGTATTAATCAAATTCATGAGTGGGATAAAATTACTAATGCGGGGGAAGATAAGGTATTAGTAGCTTATTTAGCATTACCATTGAATAGTAAAAAACGTAAGACATTTAATGAACGTCAACTGGCAGCCGGATCATCTGAATGGGTAGAAACATTTGGTGAATCGTATATACCTATTCCGACACGACGAGAACGTAATGATATGATATCTGAAATGTCTATGCTTGAGTTAGTTTTTGGAAATCATATTAAACCTAAGAGTCATTTAATAGATATGATCAAACGCGGAGACACAGATAATCTACCCCGAATTCCTAAAGATGCTAGATATGCTGGTTATCAGGGAGCGGATGAAGCGTTTTATGTAAATCAGCCTCCTTCTGATCTCATGAAGCAGTTTTATGATATTGCTAGTAGTGAGGGGTGGCTTGGTATTCCGGCTAGTGAGCGAGCATTTATCGAGAATCATCCTGAATATCGAGATTTATTTTTTAATCCAGAAGATAATGACGGATCAATGCGCTTAGCTTATTTGATGCGTGCAGATAAGTCTTATATTGCTGCAATTGAAGAGGCTAATCGTAAGGCACGAAGACTACCTTCAGGTCACTATTCGACAGATAGATTACCATATGCTAAGTTTCCTTACGGATTAGATATGGGTCCTGTGGTAAGAGTTACAAGTAATGACATATTTGCAGAAACTATTAATGTTGGGGACTACGTTACATTTCCTGAAGGTAATTTAACTAGTCCAGATATGTTAACGGGACTAGCTAATTTTACTGCTACATTGGATGAATTTGCTAATCATGGGGCTACTCCAACATTTGGATTGCAAAAGGCAGCTGCAGCGCATCAAGTTATCAGTGAAAACATACGTCATCGATTCCCCGGTAAAGAGTCCGTCATGGCTTATGATATTCAATCGAATATGTATTATGATCGTGCTAGCGTACTAGATCGGGCTACGCAAGAATTTACGGATGATCTTCGAGTTAAATTAAATATTGCACCTAACGAAGATATTCCAATACGTGACTATGAAAAACATTTTAACAGATTAGTAGATAATTATATTACACGTAGTAGTGCAGTGAGCGGAGATGTGCGTGCGGAATCATTAACTCCGTTACAGGGTAAATGGTATAATGAAGCAGTTAGACGTACCGGGACTGGTCCAGACTCACGACGTACAATGATAGAAGGTGAGCATAGATTTACTGCATTTATACGTAAGGATCCAGCATTAGTAGGAATGGTGCCATTTAGTACTTATATTGATCGCGTACTTACCGGTGCATATAATCGTGAATATCCGGGCCTAAAAATTGCTACACCAAGTGAAGAAGTATTACTTAATATGGGTAGAGCATCCGAGACAGCTACAAAGGGATTTAAAATTTCGATTCCTACGCTATTAGCTAATGGTGCAGTTATTAATTATCATGGTCCACTAACTGCTACTAATGCATATATTACATCTAATGCGCCTTATTGGAGTGGATTTCAGATCGCCGGAATGACTAAATATGGTGCAGAAACTATGATGCAGATACTGCAAGAGAATCGTGCATTATTATTACGTAATGAATCATCTGCATTAACTGTAGATGGTACGCTAACTAAAGTGGGTCAATTAGTAGAGGATAGTCGTACGGCACCTATTTATATTACAGATTATAATTCATTTTTTATGACTAAAGATACCGCATTACCGCAGAAAGGTACTACTGAATATGCAGGTAAATACGTGCCAGGAGAAAGTTATGGATCAACTATGGCGTCTAAATTAGTTGCTTCCGTAGCTCCCTGGAAACGTCTAGATGAGCTGACATTACAAAATCTTCATGAAGTGGCGCAGAAAAAACACTGGACTAAAGTTGAATTTAGTGACGCCATGGTAGCCATTCGTGAAGACGCTGTTCATGAACGTCCTCCATTAGTATTCGATGAATTAGGATCGATAAACGATCCAACTTTAGCCCACCCAGCTAATCAAAAAATCATCTCAGATTTAACGGCTACTGATCTACTTCAACGTGATAACGTGGTAAAATTAGAACTGCCTAAAGGTGAAGAAGAGTGGTCTGCTAGTTTAATTTATGACGGATATATGCGACATCTCCGTCCTATTATGTTGACACGTAGTGTAGACGTATTTGAACGACTTCATAAAATGGAGGGACTTAATAGATTAGTACCTACGCCCGATAATATTAATAAATTACGCACCACAGTCGAAGAAACCGCAATGTTTCTACCTTACTATACTTCTGTAGTTGGTCAAGATCCTATGGCTGAACACACGTTAACACAATTAAATGACGGACTCATAGATTTAACTAAGTTAATTGGACATCCCTCATCCACACCTGAATTAATACAGACACGGTTTGATGAAGCTACCCGTGCTTTGCAACTATTAAGTACACATATGCAATCAAACTATGGCGCGTACTGGAAGATCCAGGCTGCTGGCATGGGACTATCTCATAGTCGTTTATTTGTAATGCTCGAAGCTAAGGATAATGAAATTTTAGGTAGTTTAAATTCATTTCTGACTCAAGCTGATGAGTATTATTATTCGCTTCATCAAGCGTTGGGTAACGATCCGAAGCGTGTGCTCACTCCTAATGAGTCCGCGTTCGTCATGAAAGATTTATTAACTAAAACTACCACGGGTGTGTCCAAGCGAATGACACAGCAGGATGTTGAGTCAGTAATGCCTAATGATTGGTATTATGAATTAAATGCATTAGGTGATAGTTTTGTAGGTGAAAATAGTATAATTACACGTTTACGTTATACACGAGCTCAGCAGCAAATTTATCGATTAGGTAGTATGATGGATGAGATGGCTGCGTCACGTAAAGTTCCTACGCCAGATCAGTTAAAGTTATTTGATAGTACTTATGACGAAGTACGTAGTATAGTACCTATAGTGCGTGAACGTATCGTCATTAGTAGACTAGAGCAGTTGGCTGCCAAAGTTGGCACTAATGCAGCAAAAGGCGCTTCAATTTATGCGAAAGCATTGACAGAAATATCAGCATTATCTGCGTTTCCTATTTTAACTGGTATTGCGGAGCAATATTTTAATGAAAATTCAACTGACGATGAGATTACTATAGGTGAACAGAAAATACGTGCTGCGTACAGTGTTCGATCGATTGATAAAAATACTATGGAACTTGGACTACGATATGCACGAACATACAAAGCAGCGAATATCACAGATTCATATGGTGATATGGTAAAGGAACATGCAGCTACAGCCGCACTTCATGCACAGGAAGTTCCTATCATTAGAGCTATGCGTGCTACTGAATACAAAGATTATGAACAAACTAAGTTATATCAAAAGATGCGTGATAATCCATATTTTACTCAACTTTATGTAGCTAGCGTATTACACGATTATGGAGCTCAGGGTACGGTGGGATATCTACGGCAATTAGAACGTAATACTGGGATGAGTTCTATGGAAGCGTGGCACGAACTACGCTTACGTCCAGAGATCGATTTTGGTGGGAAGGTTGAGTTGTTAGGTGGAATGATCCAACGCTGGCTGGAGAAACTTTCGGATTAAAAATGGGGGTGGATAGGAAAACCTAATCCACCCCCATTAACTACTTACTCATTAAGATTACATTCAATTAGTAGTCCTAGTAAAGCTACTACCGCCATATCCAGTAACGTATCCCGACGTCCATCCACTGTTGATTCGACACCGATTAAATTTAGATATCGGTGATACTTTTCTCCTAAAGAATTGGCAACACTGGCTCTCCCGAACGGATAATAAACTGAAAGTCCTACCACACTATCATACTCATATGATTTACTATAAAATATTCCAATCATATGGTCTACTAATTTATTAAACGAATTCATTAATTCGTCGTGCGTACCAATCGGCAATTCCGAGGGCATCAACAGAGTCGGTGTCCCATGGTTTCGACCCACTTCTACGGGGGCACTTTTCACCGTAATATTCGACGAGTCGATTCCAGATAACCTGTTTGGGTGCATTACCTTTCCACTTCCTGACGGTGATAAGTTCATGTTCATAACCTTTCAATGTTAACATTCCACTGAGAGTACCCACTGCAAAAAATAACATATTATTAGAACCTGAGTTACGTCCCTCCATTCCCATAATTTCAGGTTCTTCTATTACTACAATATCTTTATCCATTAAAGTATCACCAACTGTATCCATAAATTGCATAGCCATCGCTGTACATCGCTGCTTAAAATCTGTATGTTTGAATGTAATTACACCAGTATCTACTACTAGTTTATTCTCAGATAGTATCGCCCATCCTAAGTGGGTTGACGACATATCTACTCCGACTATTAATTTCATCTCCACGGTCTCGCACATGATCCAGGAGGGCCGGGATCATAAGGAGCGCTAGCTACGGAGCGGAGTCCTGTTCTATTGGTTGCATCACGAGCGACCACCCTGACATATTCCACACTACGGTTATGCGTAACGTAACCGAATGTGTCCTGCACGGTTGAATACAAATGGCAGGTATTGGAATCTGGACTGCAGACATAGATGTCATAGCTGGTTGCAATAGATCCAGTCGTTGGGGCGCGCCAATGATAGGTATACCCGACGATCTGACTTCGTACCGGTACGACGGCGATGGCGATGAGGGTGGCGATTCCGATTCCATATCCAATCCATCCCTTCCGCATTACCATACCTCCTTGGAATCCGACCAATTACCTAAACATTGTTTGCAGCATACTACAATAGGAATGGGAGCGAACATCGACCAGTCCTCCATTAGACGTTTCACCTCCTTATGAAATTCGGGGGTATCATCTTTTTCACGCACCTCAAACATAATTTCATCGTGCACTGTATTAATCTCATGCGCATCTACATCACGTTCTGTGAACATTTCATCAACACGTACCATACTATATTTCATGATATCGGCTGCAGTTCCTTGAACCAGATAGTTAAGTCCTTTATAAGCTTTCTGAGGATCGCATCTGAATCTTCTACCGAATGCTGATACCACACCTCCGGTCGTGACCACGGAGCGTTGACAGTCGTGCATAAGAGTCTTGAGTCCTGGGTAAGTTCCGAAATAGCGACTAAGAATTCCCACGGCTCTGGATTCTGGAATTCCGTATCCGGTAATAAGTTTTTTGAGACCAACTCCGTAGAGCACACCAAAGTTGACCATCTTACAAAAGGAACGCTTGGCAGGGTCAACTTTGCCACTTCCGTCCGGATCGATCCAATCGTCTGGGAATACAGCCTTAGTAGTTGCAGTATGGATATCTTCTCCACTATTAAACGCAGCGCACATGTTTTCATCTCTAGAGTAGAAGGCGGCAACACGAAGTTCGACCTGGCTATAGTCAGGGGCATACATGTTATATCCGGGTCTTGAAATAAGTGCTCGTCGAACATCCGGAGTTTCATGACGATCGAAATCTAGTAATCTTCCAGATTTGACGCTCGGTATTGTATGAAATGATGGATCACGTGAACTGAATCTCCCTGTTTTAGTACCTGCTTGCCAGAATGATGGATGTATCGCACCATCTTTTCCGGTAACACGCACAAATTTCTCAAAATAAGTTCCTGCCATCTTATCCAGCATTCGCATATCCATGACTAAATGAATTAGCGGATGATCGTAGAGTTTTAATACATTACGTGCTGTTGACCACGCGCCTGATTTAGTTTGTAAAATGTGTCCAAAATGTCTTCGTTGTTCAACGGTTAAATTATCTTGTAGACGCATTTCATAAAAAAGTGCATGTGCTAGTTGCTTTGATGAGTTAACATTAATTGGATAGCCCACAATTTCATTAATTTTAAGTTGTATACGTGCTTGCCATTCTCTACAATTAACGGCCTGAGCTTTTGCATAGGGAATATCACAGAGCATTCCACGTGCTTCCATACGTCCAACGAGTTCACATAATTTACGTTCATTATAATAAAGATCGCGCTGGTTTTGATCCTGTAATTTTGGAAATAGTCCACGGTAAAGTGCCATAGTATATTTAGCATCATCTAATGCATATTCTAATAGAAGTTCTTCGGGTACATCTGTGAATAATGAACCGGGATGTTGTTTCATCCACTCTTTTAATTTAAATTCAGATGAGGTATCTGCCTTTAGTAGCCATCGCGCCAATACTTTTAATCCGATGAGTTTTGCATCTGGAAATACTAATCTAGCTAAGATCATTGTATCGTGACCTAATCCTGCAACTGGCCAACCAGCCGCTTTAAGCATTTCCACATCGAATTTAGCATTATGGTATACTTTAGTCATTTCTGGATTACAGATCATATTCCACAGGTCTTCCATAGTTTGGATGGCCTCTGTTGGCTTTACCAGCCGCCAACTGGCTAGCCAAGGGGGTGGCCGCCCTAGCCCCCATACCGCCCGCACAGCGGGGTCTGGGCGGCCTAGCTGGGCTTCTACCCCCCCTTCACCGGGGGCCAGGCGGGCTAGACCAGTATTTCCCTGATAGTCACTAAATGTAATTACAAATGGATAATCACCATCCCAATAATGAAGTCCTGTAGTTTCCGTATCAACCGCGAATGTGGTTTCCGGTGTCCCATTCACGTCCCCACACCCTTTCTAAGTTATTAAGATTATCAATGCATCGTTTAGAATGTGCCCAACTATCGGCATCGTCATGAGGAATATGCTCCTCATGTTGCATCCAAATAGGACATGTGGGTTGCGGATCTATCCCCTCGTATCTCTCCCTCATGATTTCTCGGACGGTGCATCCTGTGTGTTTCCATAAGTGGTCTTTGCACGGAGGGAGATTGAGTCCGGCAAATGCTCGGTGCTCATTCGCGAGGATCTTAGCCACTTGAAGAAGGACAGGCGTCCAAAGATCAGTCTGAGCATTCCAACACGTCCGCTTGTGGAACCGGACCATAAGCGCCTGAAGGTTTGTTGTCCAGATCCCGCGGTGTAGGGTGCCGACAGGTACCAAGTTTCGGTATTCTGAAGGATTGAGACCAAAAGTAGATGCTCTGCGTGCGAAGGATTTAATGTCTGCAACGATTCTGTCAAAATCCTGTGCGAGTTCAGGTGTTGCTGCCACCTTTGGCGGAACGTCGACTCTGAGTTGAGTAGCGTAGTCAGTGATTCTTCCACCTTGGATGAAATAATCATCGTACTGTGAGCGCACGAGTTGCTCTCGGAACGATATAGGCATGTCTTCCAAAAGGAACGTGAATTTGAGGTGTCGTACAACGGGCACTTCTTCACGGACCAATTTGAAGATAAGATCCTTATCAATGATGGGATCGTCCATGGACACTGGTCCGCAGTCATGAGCAGTCCTCCAGATTGTTTGGATCAACTCCTCTGGATGCGATGGTGATGCTAATAAGGTTACTTTAATCCCCATTGCGATGCTCCTCAAGAAGTTCAATGGCCTCACGGATGATCATAACCAGCGTATCATACTCAGCTACTTCAGTGGATACTGTACGTCCATATTCTTCACACTCAGATACAATATCCATAAGATGGTGATTACCCATACGAAGTTCTTTAATGATATATGCTACTACGGCGAGAAAGTCTGCCACTTTAATGATAGCTCCCTCGAGATCATTTTCTTTTGCATCTTCCCAGTCACTAAAAACTTCTAATCCGGGGTTGCCAAAGGGCAACATTAATTTTAACATAAAATCATTAGCTGCTTTAGCTATTTCTAGGCGTAAAGATGGATTAGCGTATTTAAATGAACGTTGAAAATCTCCAGTTAAAGACTCATCTAAATCGTGTGCTACGGCACGTCCAAGAAGTGTGCCCATTAATACCGGCGTTCCCATACGGCGACCTATGATCAATGCATAAAGTGCTACGTAGAAACTATGTTCCGCAACCGTCTCCCTTGCAATCACAGGACGACTCGAGTAACGAAAAACATGACTGGCACGCTGAAGGTTCCCACAGAGGAGGGCTTCTGTAAATGCTTTCATTCAATGGCTCCTTCATATTCATATCTGATTCTTTCAAGATCTGATTTGGATTCAATACTATAGAGTATTCGATTGAGTTCAGAGGTGGATCGGATGACAATCGTACCTGACTCAGCGAGCATAAGATTAAATGGTTTATCTCCAAGAGTTTCTGCAAAATAGATGATTGACTTACCGGATCTATATGCATATCCGCATTCGAAGATAGTTCCAACGTCTTTATGATCCGTGACTGCCACGAGAAAGTCAGCGGCGCAAATGTGAGTAAGATTTTGAGTAAAGGCGACCCGTCTTCGGTCCTTTGAATCATTTGGGCGTACCTCTAATTCATGTTTAGGTGAAAATATCTGATGCCGGGATACCTTGAGAACTGCATGCACACGCTCATGAATATCAGCCTGTTCTGTACTAAACCACGGGGCTGCGTAGTATATCTTCACCTTTAACTTCCTTCCACCAGTCGGGGTTTTTAATTGCTCTGATACGTGTTTTACGAAGCCACTTAATGAATGGTTCTCGTTTAGTCCACCAACTATGCTCAGCACGTATGGCTCTTAATGATACTAACTTATTTCGGACGTCTTTAGCAAGCTGCCAGTCTATGTCCAAGCTTGCCTCGATACCTTTTACGGAAATTTTAGGGACTTCCAACAAATCACCGATCCATTGATTGGATCTCTGCTTGTAACTAGCGAAGAGATTTTCAAGCTCCCGTTCGGATAGCAGTGACGATCTCTCGAACTGTAGAGCAGAGTAGACGTCGTAGGCCATCGCGTCACTATCGTATAAGTATTGGAGGAAACCGACAGCATAGCTTGCACAGGCTGCGGTAACACGTATACATTCTCCCGTATCATCCGTTGAAAACACTCGGCCGGCAACGGCCACAGCCACTTTTGCAATTTTTTCCCTCGCATTCTCCGCTTGGATTAACGGAATTGAATGATGATATTTCTTACCTAATGCGACAGACGCTTCAAGAATAATATGAGTTGCTTCGTCAGTGAATTGAATTTGACTAGGTTTTCTAGACCAAATCCATAAGATTAAATCACGGCAAGCTTGCTGCAATTCTGGGCGTGATTCAACCTCAATACCTCGTCCCGCATTAATAACTTCAGAGTCAACTTCATCTGATGCAATTACAATGACGTAGTCGAATCTGGCGATGTCTTCTTTTCGCTCAGCCATAGTGAGTACTGACTCGACACCGTGTTCAAACTCTCTAATCCCCCGTCCGTCTGCAGGATTAGCATTCCAGATAGTGCGTGTTCTAGCCATAGTACGTTCCGTAACAATCTTAAAGACTTCTGCGACACCTTCGGATCTAACCCTCGACATTCTAGATAGTGTGTCTCCCGCGACAGCACTAGCTTCGTCAATGATGACCAGGCGTCGATCATTCCGTGGAATAAATCCCCAAGTAACTGCCCACGATTTTCTGGCTCCCAACTGCTGGACACCTCCAATGAGTCCAGCAAAAGTACAATTTTCTCCTGATGCCACTTCTCCAACTCCGAAATACCTCGACAATCTTTCAGTAACATATCCTTTACCTGTTCGAGTATCACCCATGACAAGGACGTCCAACCACCCCCGCTTAATAGATTCGTTGTTGAAATTAAATCCAAGGGCGGAGTGGAATACAAGATCAACTGCCTGATGGAGAGCTCGTCGCTTATAGATTTTGGTAATTCCGATAGCGCAGTATTCATAGAAATCGTCGAGGAAATTATGGATGCTGGTGAGGGAATTACCGGATGGAAAGATCCGTCGTAATTCATTTTTTCTATCCTCAGTTAAAATGAATCGATCTAGTTGGTCAGCAGCATATTCGTGATCAACAATAAGAAACACAGCGTGCTGAGTATCTGGATCAGGATAGATATAGCCCCTAAACACATACGTAGCATTCGCATCCAAATTATAGGTTTGAGCCAATGCTGTACGCATGACATATTTAAACTCGCAGTCATCAGATACTTCCTCTATTGGAGCGACTAATTTTAATTCCTCCATGTTAACTGATTCTAATACATCAATACGTACATTACATCGTCCATTACATTTAGCCCACTCTTTGATATGAGAATGTAATTGACCTTCAGTACAATTAGTGAGCCCTAAAGTTCGCTCATCATGGAGGTCGATATTTAGTACTGTAACATACGGCTCAGGTCCGGAACATACGGAACATTTGCGTTCCGGTTTAGTCATGCATGTTAATTTAACACGCTTAGGTACAATGTAAGGCTGCACATCCTTACCTGCAACGTGCGCCTTAAATTGGATTGGTACGCCTCTCATGAGGGAGTGCGCCGCGTCCTGTAGTTTGATCTCCTTAAATAATTTTTTCTGGACCACTTGTGGTGTAGTAACGATTATCTGCCCGGAATCTACTATAGCACGTAGTCCTTCGATAGTGCCTTGATGACGAATAATATAGTCCGTTAAATCTATCCCAGGTGTTTCATACCGAGCGATTTTAAGGGTGCGGGCTTTGGATGTTAAACTGGCTGCGATACGTTGGCTTCCATCCCAACCAGGTTGATCATTATCGAGAAGTACTATAACACTATGGTCCTCAAGATAATTACTAAATTCCTCGTTCCAATAGCCCGCACCACCGGTACTGCAAATGCAATTAAGGCCACACTGACGGCCGAGAAGTGTATCTAATTCACCTTCTGTGACTATTACTTCTGGACCATTCAATGCGTTTATGGGAAATAGTGCTGACCGTCCATAACCTTCAGCATAACTGATCATTTTGGCTTCGGATTTTCTAGTGATATCATACCGACGCACATTGATGACCATACCAAACTCATTCTCCACAGGGATTGTCAGTCTCGCCCCGTCAAAGCCGAGTTTGTAGTACTGAATAGTCTCGACGGTTAGGCCACGTTCTTGCAGTAACCATTTCTGTACTATAGGGGTAGCCATTAATGTTCTATGCCATTCCAATGCAGTTTCAATAGGCACTGTAGGACGTACATACTTAGAATAAATTTCCTTCATAGCATGTTGGAAAGGAACTTGATGCTTCTTAACGTAAAATCCAATAAAAGAAGTTCCACGACCGTCACACTCACCACTGTGACAATAATATTCTCCTAGTGCGTCAATATTAATAGATAATGACGGATTTAAGTCGTCGTGAAATGGACATATTACATTCTGACCTGGAATATAATTATCCAATTCGGACTTATAAAATTCCTCTACATTCACATGACTATGAAGATACGCCTGCAGTGTCTGCATAATTACCAGCCTGTGTTACGTTTGTCCGTACCTACAGGGCTATCTACTGGACTACCACTAGCTATCCATGCGGGATGAGACTCATGAATTAATCTGACTACAGTTAGATTCATGAAATCTCCACTATTCTTAACCCTTCCAATAAAAACACGTAACGGCATAAGACCTACAGCATCACGAGCCTCCTCCATTCCAGAAGGCTGTCCTAATCCTAATCGCCGGCACGCTAACTTAAAGTATCCCATTGATCGCATATCAGGCTGACCCTGCGCATCAGTAAAACGTAAGTCATAAGAGCGTACAGGCATGCCCTGGTATTCACCATCAAGGATGACACAATCGAGTTGAATATGAATACGATCAGAAGACTGAGCCTTTTTAATTTCAGCAGTATTAATCAACATAACATATTCATTATCAGGAATAGCGAATCCGCCCTTATCATTAACCTCTACGCGCTTCATAGACTCATCAAGATTACCAAGCATACCCAACAATTCGTCACTCATTAGATTCTCTCTTTCATTGCTAATTCGATTGATCTGGCCTGTGTGATGGCATCCATAATACCTGCATAGGAGACGTCGTCAATCGCATCTGGCATGTTACTCTGTCTTGCACCGGATTCATACTCAAGTGTCGGCTTACAATAAATTCGCCTCACCGCCCTTTCAGGAATATCGTTATCGGAACTTAGGTAGAATTCAAAATCTACCAGTGGAAGGAGAACTCGACGTGCCTGATTAGTTAGATTGGGCACTATCTTCGACTTCTTAATCCCACGAATAGTGGCTTCGATCTCCTTATGATGAGCGATAAATACTACACCATATCCTTCAGATGTAAGATATCGCATACCATTTTGAAATTCATCGCGCACCATCGCCCATCCTTTACCCCAATCCTCCTCTGATGGGTGTTGAATATTACGAGTTAAGCAAATATGATTCTCGCAAGCCATGTAGAGTAAGTCAATAGTATCAATCACGATAGTTTTAAATCGTTCTTTAGCCTGAGGCATTCGTAACTGTTTTACTAAATCTTTAAAGTCAATCCAAGTTGCACACGGTTTGCGTACCACACTGACAAATCGCTGACCAGCTTCAGTTGCGATAAAGAATGCATCTGGAAAGGTGGCCGCTAATGTTGTTTTACCAATCTTCGGTGGCCCATAAATTAATACGAACATCTGGCTAAGATCAGTTACGATAGGTTCCGGCTCCGTGGGGAGCGTGAACTCGTCACCACTCTTCTGAGTCTGCATTTGCAAGCTCCTCGTGAGATTCGACCTTAAGACGGAAATTTACAGTATCATCTACCACACCAGATCCGCAGATAGAAAGGAATTGACACCCACTGTAAATACTACAGGGCGCCATATTTTTACGCCACGCATCAGTTTTATACGTACGTAGTAAGTCAT